GAGAAGAATAATGGGGAAGAAGTGGTTTAAGGAGAGAAGGGGGGTTTACATTCCTGACCAGCAGGGATGTTTGGAGATGGAGAGAGGGTGTGGAGGTACACTTTCCGTTTCCGTACGAGACGATTGGGAGAAAGATCGTGATCGTATGGAAGAAAAGTTCGGAGTGGAGTCAATTTTCCACAACGCGGCCTTCGTTACTGGCTTAGATGACAATCATCCTAATCGTGCTCATTGCAGATTGGGATGCGCCAAAACGAAGGGGAAGGTTCGAGTTGTCACTATGCAGTCGAGTGTGATGAAGGACGTCCTGCGTCCGGTTCACGAGTCTGCTTACAACCGACTTTCCAGCCGCGAATGGCTCGTTCGAGGTGATGTTACGAAAAAACACTTCGAGTCGCTCCGAAAAGCTTTGTATCCCGGCCATACCCTTAACTCAGGCGACTATAGTGCTTCGACTGATAATTTGCACAAGGACGCGGTCCTTGCAGTCGTCGAAACACTCGCTGAGTCTCTACCCCCCCGAGAGGCGAAGCTCTTCGTAGAGAGCTTCGAGGATTGTGCGGTGGAGGAGATTGTGAGGGAAGTGGAGGTTTCGGAAAACGTCTTCCGTACTGAGACGGAAGTTTTCCCTGTCGTACGCGGGAGTATGATGGGTAATCTAGGTTCGTTCGTGGTCTTGTGCATCCTTAACCGGATCTGCTTCGAACGGGCGCTAAAATTGTCAGGTTACCCATCAGATCATCCTTCTCTCCTTAATGGAGACGACATCCTCTTCCCTGGCGAGTCGGGTCTTTTCTATAGCTGGCTTCACACTACGAGCGAAGTCGGCTTTGTTATCAATCTAGAAAAGACCATGAGATCCCGAGTTTACGGCGACTTAAATTCACAGACTTACCGATATGACAAGTCGAGAATGGTCAAGAAGCTCTGTTTCGGGTTTCTAGGATCTGATTCCTGGAAGTCTCCCGAAGGATCTCTCGCTCGCCCCCTTTTCGATCTCCTCAGGCAAGTTAGTTTTGCGACCGCGACCTGGATCTTGGTCGCGTTTCCCATCCGTAGACTACTTGCCCGAGCACCCATCCCCCTCTCCTCCTTTCCTCGTCGGTGGTGGTCGTTCCTTGTCAAGAAGCCATGGTTCCGCGGTCTCATTGACCGCAATGATCCTCCTGTAGATGAGACAGGAATGGCTGAACGAT